TTTTTTTTTGTGTATCCCTATCAAAGCCGCAACTACTAGCAACTACTAACTATAAGATATCAAGTTCCTATGACAGTTCTTCCACAGTGGGCTCGTCAAGCGATCTTTGTACTTACCCTGACTCTAGGAGGTCATGAATCTTATGCGTTGGTCTAAGCGCAGCAATATATATAAACTCTACTTATACTAGCTTATATACGAGCCTACCATTCTGTATAAGAGTAGCACCTACACTTGCTAGCCCGCTTTTCAGCTGACGGCTAGGGTGCGTATTACTGGAGTGTGCACTAGGCGTGAGGTGTAAAAATCAATTATATCTAGAAATTGCATAGGAAGCTCCGTAACAAACAAAGCAGCAACACAACCAAGTATAAAAGAAGAGAACAACACACTAGAAGTAAGTTCTACACCTAGAAACACAGCTTGCAAAGCAAACAACACCACTTCAAAGTAACATAGTACTATAAAAAGCAAGACAGACATATTAAATATGTCCATGTTTAGTTGAGGATTTGCAAACTTAAGCATCAAATGAGCCATAAACCTGATCGATAATCTCGACCTGTTCATCCTCTGCCAGTGGTTGGAAAGCAACAGCAGTAGGATTCAACTGAGATGGTACTTCTGCAGCTTGGGATGGTTGAGAATAAGCACTTACCTGCTTAAGAAAAGCAGGCAAATTCTTATCTGTTTTTGGAACCTTCATCTTATAGATGTAGGTAATTTCCACATCCGAGCCAACTTCTGTAGTAACAACTTCACCACCAAATAGAACTGCAGCAGGTGTTGGGACAAGTTCAGCTAACTGTGGATAATGCTTAGCATCTATGCCATTTCTGACTAGATCAGCATCACCAAAGTTTCTGTGAGTGTCTCTTACACCAAAACACTTGGTCACGTCTTCTGTGCTATTAGGCACACGTTTCCAAGGCGGTCTTTCCAACTGTTTCTTTTGAACTGTTGGAGATCTGGCGGGTGATTTAGAACGTTGTTCTTTAGGAGTGTTAGTACCACTGTTCTTACCTTTCTTGTTGCTTTCATTTGTTACACCAAGCTCTTTAAGTGCCTGTTTAACAGCTGCAACAATGTCTACGGCAGAGTCATTTGAATTTTGGTTTCCCTTTCGGGACTGCGAATTGCTCCGCGATTTTTGATTTTGATTGCCCTGTTTTTGGTCATTTTGAGAACGATTTCCACTCTGACTGCGATCTCTGTTAGAACTCTGGCTCCTAGAGTTTCCTCTAGAAACTGTGTTCTCCTGGATTTCAATAGCAGCTGGCAATTGAATGGCAAATTCTGGATTGACTAATTCAGCATTACGTTTGCGTGTACCAAGTCCTGTTGGCTCAGTTTTAGAACCTTGAACAGCAACCCAATACACACCTTCTGTGCGAGTACGGAATTTAGACTCTGCATGTGGTCCTGTTCCCAAGTAATAGAAATGCCACTTTGAAGGCAAGTCTTTACGAGTACCACGGACCATGCGATAACGAGGTTGTTCATTCCAATAGCCAATTTGTTGATCCTTGTTTCCTTTACCTTTTGGAACAGCATTATTAGGCATAACCTTCCAAAATGGTTTATCTCCGGAAACTATAACAGGGTTGTAATAAGAAAGAGGTACCTTACCACTTCGGCCCCTTTTTTCCTCTTGAAAACTGACTGAAGCCATTTTTGTTTAGTTTAAACTAAATGAAGCACTCTCTCATCTTCTGTCATCGAATCTGAATGACTCGAAACAGCAGAATAGTCACCGTTTTTCGATCTGACATAGAAAGCCCAGCCTGTGTTTGAACGAGCATTCACAGAACGACCAGCACGTTGATAAATTATAGTGGTAAAGGGCTTGGCGACTGTTAAGTACGTAGGTAATTGACTTACCTGCACACCAGTAGCAACCTTAATACCCTCCACAAGAAGTGTACCACTTAAAACTGTCAACGTGATGCCTGTTGGGACAACAATAGTCGGGATCGAAACTTGTCGACCAAAGACTGAGAGTGTAATAATGGCATCTGTTTCTGGATTAAAAGCCCAGAATGTCTGAGTTCTGCGATACAATCTGAAGCTGTTGACAAAATACATTATCCACAGCACTAGTGTTATGCAGGACATAAGGATGCTAAAAGCAAAGAAAACCCAATTTACGCCGAAACTAGCCCAGCTGTCAAAAATTGACAACGCTAGCACCAATGGCCACAAAAGCCACAGTATCAGCATTTTCAGTCCGTAAAGCAGCTTGCTGTATTTGTATTGTCCATATTGAAGGACAACTAAAAACACAGTCAACACAACATTCCAACTGAAATTCCAGTTACGAAGATGTTCAACAACAACTTCGACTGGTACAGTACTGTTATTCGACATCGTTTTAGTTTAGACTTCGATAACAGGTAAAGGTTGAATTTGCATAAAATCCTTGTAAACTCTATACGCATTGTAAGCAGGTACATAAATTGTGCGAGACATCAATTGATGACAAGTGAAGCACAATTGTATCAACTTAATTAAGGTAATAGAGATAAGCAAGAGGAATAAAATCACAATTAGCCATAAAAGGGTACTAAGTACCATTCCATGATCATTGACTAATGTCAACATTGTGAAGTGTAATAAAGGTTAAGTCCTCGTCAAGTTGAGTTTCTTTAAATGACATATTTACAATGCCAACACAAGGTTCACGAGCAAATATGTAGATGAAAGCACCGTTCATCATTTCAACTTTACGGGACAAAGGTACATCATCTTCTGTAGTTCCACGCAAAGCAACGTACAACTCATTTGAATCAGCAAAAGGTATCATGTACTCACCCAATTGCACATGGTGATCACCACCACAAAGCACAACATAAGGTGACTCATCATAATACCAAAATTTCCCATTCACAAAAGCCACTTTACTGGTGTTTAACACCAGAAAAGAAAAGCTTTTGTACTTGTAACTGTAATAGCCCAGATAAGCAAAACGTATAGTTAGAGAACAAGCTACAACAACTGCGTCAATGTAAGAGTTGAAAAACACCAAAATTGGTGTGTACAACAGCAAAGTGCAAACGCGCAAGGCAAAAAGTGCACAATTTGTTCTGAAACAAGAGGCTTTGTACAATGCAAACCAAGTCACAAAAACACTGGAGAGCAAAAAGCTAGCAATTGAAATTGTTTGTCTAGCTGGTTTGATTACATCCAGTATTTCTTCAACTTCGTTAGGTGGTATATTGAAACCATTAGCAATAGCTGCCTCCATTGAACTTTCAAAAAGCCCAAGAAACATTATTGAATGTGAATCTTTTCCACTTCGTAACGTTGTAATCTTTTGCCTCTACAATCAGCACACGAGCTGCAAATACAACTCAAACAGCCGCAGCAACCAGTTGCAATACAGCAATATAACATTAAAAATGTAAAAGCTGCAAGTGCAAGAAAGATTAGAAGCCACACATACCATGGCCACTTAATGTAAGTTTCCACACGATTCAACCATTCTAAGTCAACATAAGTGTTGTTGAGATTATCAATCAACTGTTGTAAAATAATGGTTTTATTGTGGAGACTTTCAGCTTTTTCATACAGCTTGCTAATGTCTTCGGTCAAGTTCAAGACAGTCTGGTTGTAAAGATCTAAGTTCAAATCAGGCACAGTGTAGTTAGGATAGCTATTAAGAAACTCCTCAAGAGTTTTATTAACATCTATATACTCTGGTATAATGTCACCAATCTGTGTGTGAGTTATATTGAGGTAAACTACACTGCAACCAGTTATTCTAACAAAGTCAGATTCTTGTGGAACTCTAGGTTCATACATATCACGACTAGTTATGAAATAACTATCATTGCGCTTATATAGCGCATCATGAACATTTCTTAAAACAAGACCATAATGATTATTGACGCAAACACCAGACCAAGCTTCGACAGTTTGGTACTCTGTAGGAAGCAAAACTGTATGGAAGAAGATGATTCCTTGTGGCGCAGCATTAGAAATTGAGAATAAATGGGTGCCATTACCACAAAAACCATAACGGTATGACTGTGATTTAACACACTCATTAATTTTCTCTTGAGCCAATTGTCGTGAAGCACGTACCTCTGTGTACTTAGTCAAAGTCTGAGTAACAAAAGCATTCAATGCAGCCAACCTACCTGTAATAAGCCTATCAACTTGAGCATCTGCTTCCACATCATTCAACCTATTATAGATATCTTGTATGGAAGAAGAGATAGCTTGAAAGTTTGAGGCCAATTGTCTAGTAAGTTGAGAAAGCGCTTGACCTTGGTCATTCACAACATTTTGAATCTTTCCAAGAGCTTGAGCCACAGTACTAATAGCCACTGATGTGTCTTTAATGGCATTCTTAACCTCAGTAAAAGCATATGTGATGTTACTCATAGCACTGTTGAAGGCAGAAGCCAATATTTTCTGGTTTTCTTGTAACACATCTGTTTGTAAAGCGACATAGTTAAGTCTGGATTGTACAGCAAGTGAAAACGGAATAGCTGCAGCTGCTGTAAAACCACCCATAACCATAGCACCAGTCAAAGATGCAGTGTAGAGACCCATTTTAGTTTCATCAACAACACCAGGTAACACCATAATACCATTGTAATACTGAGCACAAAAGAGGTCTGCTAACGCAGCACCAAAACCATCACCAGTGCAAGCTTTATAATCCTCGTCCACAGTACCAAGACCACTAGTAATAACTTTATTAAACAATAGGTCTTCTATAACACTACCGCGACTCTGACCTCTTGGCAAGAGCACGCTAACATTATAAGTATCAAAATAACTGACATTAGCTAATTGTACAGCCTCATCAGAAACAGCTATCATGTTAGCAACTTCAACAGACTCTAAACGAGCACTAAGTTGCAAAGCTTCTTCAATAGTACGACAAGCTGTAGCATACTGTGTCAGTAGTTTTAAACAACGAGGATTACCATTACAAACATATGTCTGACAATCTACACTAACTGGTTTATTGTACATTTGTAAATACTCAACTTGAACAGAAACTGTAAAGTTGGAGGGTATACTTAAATTACCAGTAGTGATGGGTGCCACAGGTTCAGGTTCTGTTTTTCTCACAGTTACTTCAGTGATAGAACCATCTGAACAAACACCAATATTAGCATATGTTAACACAGGTTCAGAACAATTTTGTTGCACATTAGTGTGGTAATAAAAAGTTTTAGTGGTAATGGTGTGGGTGAAATTAATACCAGACGTATTCGTCGAGGAGACAACACCCACAATATCGTCATTAACAACAGCAGCCTGCATAGTTAACTGACAAGGTGTGACAGAAAACACTTCACCTGTAGTAGCATTTTTGAACCCAATAATTTGTCCAGCAATAGAAGTATAGTACAATCCACTAATATAAGACGAATTAGCCTTACGAATGATACCTCTACCAGAGACACCATATATAGTGTAATCTGTACACTCATTCAATTGCATGACACTAGGGTCAAAAATGCCAGTACTAGCATTTTTAACGCCTGTTATACGATTGCCTCTCTTAAATGTGACATAAACACTCTTCCAGGGTGCTTTAAAACCCATCCAGTTTTTCATTATAGAAATTGTACAACTAGAACCAACTGGTTGTAGATTGAAACAAATACTATCAAAACTTAAGAAGTTGTTCAAACTGTCAAAGTTGAAAGGACAATCACCATTTTGCATTAAAGCACTAATAGTATTAGAAGTGTCTAGTTGTTGAAAATGTGTACTGAACTGTGTAGTATTAACACAAACAGTATCATTAACACCATTGATCTGCACATACGCATCAGCATCAACACTGTTACCCAAATGCACAGTCAAATTGACAAACATATGAGTAGCATGATATGGTAAAGCTACGTATGTGCGAGGTACTTCAACACCAGTCACAAGTGCAGCTGGATAGAAACCATCCTCTAGGCTAAAGCTGAGTTGTTGACATTTCAATTTGTTAGCTGGTGTGTCACAATACAATATGTCTTTAATGTCGGTAGAATTTACTTCCAACAGAACTTCTGTGTTTTGGGCATAAGCTACTGTCCAAAAGTCTGAACCGACACTACTAGTGACATTGAAAACAACACTCTCCACATAAGGTACCTCAAACAGCTTAACACCGTTCATGTAAAACGAACCATAACGGCTAATGACAATTTCTTTAACAACAGGAGGCAAAATACCTACAAATCTGCTGAAAGTGTCATTGCCTAACTTACCATTAACAAAACAGTAATAAACGCTGCTTAAAGGTCCAAAAGGCAAAACCTCATCTGATTCTGCATATGTGCTCGTATTAGAACAACTAAACTTTAAATCACCACCAACTACATTAACAGTAACACTATGGATACCATTAAAAACTTGGCTATTAGTGAAGTTTAGTGAGAAACGCAGCACATCTGCATAAGCATTTTCATCTTTAAAGCCATTACAATTTGCACCAGTAATGTTAAAATAAATTTTATTATCATTTGCAACAAGTGCTGGTACAGGCCAAAGACAAAGTAGTTTAAGTGGTTGTATGTCAACTATTTTTCCATTCACTATAGTAGAACTATTAGTGAGAAGAAACCAATTGTCAAAACTAAAATCACCAGGAATTTTTCCACCATCCAAAACAGGAAAAACATGTTGTGGAAAGCCATTGCAATCTTTGCAAACACTATAATTTTTTATCAAACCTTGACCATTAGTAGTAATGTTCAAAGTGACCATTTTATGAGCAGCAAAGAACGCACAAGTTTCTTTAACAAGACACTTAACAGCAACAAAGTTCCATTTGTTAGGTAAGTAAATGCGAAAAGACTTATAAATGCCATAGAAGGTAACATAGTTACCAGACCATGTAACACCTATAACTTCATTTTTCATGTCAGCAAATTTAAAACTGACCTTTTTGTCAATCAAACAAACTTTGCTAACTGTCTTGTCTGGATTGCCCACAGGTGTATATTTACCTGCGTATTTACAAACACGAAAGTAAAGCACACCTTTTGAGTCATTAAAGGTGGCATTATTATTCTGGTACATATACAAAGCCCACTGATTTGGATTTTGTTCATAATCAGAAGCTGAAATACCAAGTTCCACACCTTCATTACCAGTGTAGTATGACCACCAAATACCTTTAAGATTACTAAAGTGATCAACACCGTATTGATTTAAAGGTTTAACAGGACATATCCAATTATTACTACTAACTGGTTCAGGCAAATAACCACTAACCAAAACTGAACTATTAGCTGGTAAACCAAGGTTCAAATTAGGCAACAAGCCAGGATCACCACCACATTCTTTACCATTGGCGTGACCTGCAATGACAACAAACTTTAAACTGGACAATAAAACAGCCAAATAAACGGCAAAACTTAACATTTTATTTAGTTGACACTAAATGATTTGAAAAACCCATATATATGCCATTATTTCTAATTAGCAACTTACCATTTCTGATAAGACCCAAAACAACATCATTTATATCTTTGTCCTTCAACGAAACAATTACAGTTGCTTTATGCCTGCAATTAAACTTCGCTAAATCCAAAACACTATTGTAAGACATAGACATAATAGTTGAATTGCGCCAAAATATATAATTGGCATGCATTGTGTTACCATCCAAAATTGGGTTATTGGCAAAGTTTCCTAGATAATTAACACCAATCAGAAAAGCTTCTGAAGAAGAGGTGTTAACACTAGTACAAAACAATGTCCAAAACTCAAAACGTTGGATTAATTCATAAAGTCTTTTGTTCCAAGAATACTCAGTGATTTTGATGGCTACCGTTGCACCCAGAGCTATTTTCTCATTAATTACACCATTGATGTAAGTAAAGAAACCCTCTTTAGAAACATTTTCACCATCATTCTGTTTCACCCTTCCGTCATACATATCCGAAATGACTAGGTCAAACTTATCTTCTAAGTACACAGTAGAACAGTCTCCAGTAACACTATAATCAGCATCACTTACATAGTCGTTCACATCATTGTCAACAACGATAGCATCACTAGGCAGCCATCTCTTCAAGACTGCGGTACCAGGAGCAACTCCCTTATCCGACCCTGCACCTAAGTGCAAAACCCTCATGTTGTGTGGTACACACATAGATGTGCTATTGAGATATTGACATAATTGAGTATATTTTACGACATTAAACATAATGCCATCAGGTAATTTCAAACCAGTGCCATAATTATAGAGGTTACATGGCTCTAGGCACATTCGTTGAATCTTGTAAAGAGAAGGCATTGAGTAACCGCACTTCCACTCAGCTGATTGCAACTGAGGGTAAAATGTCTGTACCTTGTGGTCCTTACACCACAACATCCATCTCCACATTTTACAGTCAACAATAACCTCTTGAACTTTAGACACAACACTTAAGTCTAAGCTCTTTAGTATTAAGACGAAATCGTCTAATAGTAAATCCATATAAGTGCAGACCATTTTGCTACTAGGATCATTAGCAAAAGTTACTGTACAACACTTAAGTGTTCCATCATCACTAGAAGTAAAATCTTCTATTTTAAGAACACCCAGTTTTTGTAAACGAACTTGAGATATAAGCAGATGCAGCCCACCTAATGTGGTTTTAGAGACATCTCCATAAACGACATGCTCAAAGGCATAGTCCTCAAGTCCGTACTTGCTAATAAACACACTCATGTCCATTTCCAAAAAATCTTTTTCCATATCACTACGGGGTAAAAATTCACTGACATTGCGACCTTGAGTGTAGTAACCATCAAATTGATCTACAAATTGACCATCTTTACGTACATAAATATACCAAACAACAGGTTTGTTTTCACATGTAGACACAGGTACACCATTAAGGAAACCGTATGATAATTTCATACCAACGAGTTTCTTAATAGCAACATTAGAAATTAACACACCGTTCTTTGCCACTGTGAATCTTTCAAAAGAACCAGGAATGGCATTGTCATAACATGTGTTAACTTCCTCATTAAAATCTGTGTAACTACAAACATTTTTGGTAAAAGACGTAAATGGTCGTTCAGCTTCATAATCCCACAGAACAAACCTATCTGTGCTTACAACACCAAGATTTTTGAGTACACATAAAGGTGGTGTTAAACCAACCTTTCTTTTTGCGTATAACTCAAATGCTACGTTAGTGGGTAATGAAGTTTTGTTAGTGAAAACCAAGTTGTCTACGGTTCCATCACGTACAAGTACGCGGTCATTGACAACAGCAACAGGTAATTCACCAGCTTCACCTACAAATGAGCCTTTCTTAACAACATTGTAAGCAATGTTTTCAAGGCCTTGTAAGTTAGTTTCAGCAAAAGTTTGCCAAAGATTGAAAAGATCAAAAGAATTAGGAACCCAAAGAGTAAAACCAGCTTGTACAAAGCTATTGTACGCTCCTACATAATCATGGTACTTAGCTGCATGTGCACTACACACTGCCCCTCCAATGTTACACCTAGTGATACAATTGGAGGCTCGCAAAGGCACATAGTTGACTTCGTCCTGAACACGCTCACATGGACCGTCATCATAATAGAAGAACGGTGCTGGTTTGAGCTTTGCAAAGGCACGTTTGTCGAAAGCTGGAGTGTGGAAAGCATGTTTGTTGACATAGAGAGAACCGCCATTACAGCCCTCAAGATTCAGATTAGAACGACAACGTGTGTCAAATCTGCAAACAACTGAAAATTCAGGGTACATGTCAACGTTACAATTCCAAAATAGGCATAATCCATTCAACTGACCGTGGGTTATATAATCGTACTCAAACAATTTGACGTTGGAATTCAAAGGCTGCTTATCGTAGCAAAACCACTTTGCATCAGAAACTGCACAGCGGATACCCTTGGGATTGCCAATGTCGTGAATTGCTTCGGGTTTATATAATTTTAGTACCGCATGCATGAGGTGACGTTGCACCATGCGACCCCCACTATTAATGGCACGTTCGTTACTAATGAATGGATAAGTGATAGACCAGTCTACATTCTTCACAAAGCAATCATGTATTGCAAGACACCGAGTCATGATAGCGTCACCAGATGCTACATGCTCATTACGATGTACATTGCAAACTTCATGATGATTATGTCCAAGAGACCCTGTATAACCCCACTGCTGAATGTCAATGACATAAGGATTATACAAGTAATCGCTACCTAGAGCGTGCTTGAAACAACAGAACGCATGAACCGAGCTGTTATAACAAGTTGCCTCTTTTCCGCAATGACAATGTTTAACTGGACCTACCTTAACAAAATATCTCATGGTTGTCAACTCCAATCCTCCTGCCCAAAGTACGAATACCAAGACATCAGAGAGACCTGACAAATAGTCACAACACATCTGAACTATGCGTTTACGAACAACCGACCATGGTTGACCTTTACGCATTAATGGTATCAAATGTGCGAACTGTTCACCAGGAGGAGCACGTGCTCTAACAGGTGCGATAATGTTCCCGTTTTCGTTGGAAATGCAACCTTCAGGTTGGACCACAAAATCAACACCATTAGAGAAGCCTACTTGAAGGGGCACATTAGTACCTACGTTGTCACCCACCACGTGAGCACCTTCAACGTCCATACCAATCCACCCTCTAACATGCCTCATGGCAAAGTCCCTAGTACAAAATAAGCTATGATAGCCTGGAATGGAACTGTCAAATCTGAAACCCATGAAAGAAATCACGTGTTCATATTTGCAGACACCATTAGAACCTATTTGGACTGCCAAATCCCCACTAGTCTTAAAATTATCAGCCAAAGACATAAACGTGGTCGCATGTGATGGAGGTAATAAATCGGGTTTCCTAGAACAATCTTTGAAAAGACCACATCCCTCACCAACTTGGAGGTCTGTCAACTTAATTTCAAAGAATTTGAGGGCATCAAAGAGTTCTTTACCACACATAACACACAGAATACCTTTCTTTGCACGTGTAATAGCAACGTTAAATCTATTAACGTTACATGCATGTGCAGTATCTGATGTTTGAGTGTAAATGACATAATCGTACTCACTGCCCTGAGAAGAATCCACAGTCTGTATTTGTAAACCTAGCGCACGGCTGGCAACATAATTTTGACTATTGTAAGGTGAAATAAAGACGGCTTTAGACCAAGACGGGTTCTTAGCAAGAAATAGTTTCACTACATCTAGTTGTTTTCTATTGATGCTAGAACCGTTGTCGACCTGAACATTGCCTTTACACATAAGCTTAAAACACTGTTTACTATCTGGATGAACTGGCAAGAATTTGTTGTCATAGACCATTTCTGACACGGTCCTAACAATTTCAGCAGGGCATCTATAACACTTATGCAAAAACACATCAGGCCCAACAGCACACATCCTCTGTGTAACTACATTATAATCTTTAGGTTCTAGAACACCACGAGTAATCATGGTTCTAGGAGCTGGAAGTTGTTGAGGGTCACCAACATAAACAATATGTTTATATGAGACACGCTGGTTAACAACAGAAAGATCATAGTTTGTACACATGGACACCTCATCAATCACTACTATATCAACATTACATTCTGGTAGTGCGTTAATAGTAGAGAAAAGATACTGTGCACTGGTGTTATTAGGTTTAAAGCCATTGAAGCATTCTACTCTTGCACGTGCTGGAATAATTCTAGTGCAACGCTCTAAGCTATAAGCTATAGCAGCTTTTACACATAATGAATCAACAGCAGCATGTGAACAAGCAGCAAACATAATTCTGGCACCAGGGTAGTAAAGTCCAAGACCAATAACGCAATGTGATTTTCCACTGCCAGGAGGGCCTTGAATAGTTGTAATTCTTTGTTTACCAATCATTTGGTAGTATGGTACCAGACTAGAATATGCTTCATTGATATTGAAGGACGGGTACAACTTATAAATTGAGGAGTAACGTTCCTGGTTAGCAATTGTAGGTGCACGAAGCGGCTGTACATTATGAGATGTAAGCACAAAAATCATGCCAGGAACCAATTTATTTGTGGCTGTAGATTTGTAACAAACAGCATCTGAACCGTAGTCAAGTTTTTCAAACACAAATTCACCAATTTGGAATTTTGAATCCTTGGTAATTTGGAAACAAGTAAAAACACTATTACGGTTAAGAGGTGGTTTAACCTTACCAACCTCCCAGCTGAGTAACAATTCTTTAGGGCCAATTACCTCTTTTAAAGTTGCACAAGCATATGAGGACTTTACACTCTCTTCTTTAGCTTTGACAGTCTCTGCTGCAAAAAGTCTGAGTGAATCTTTAGCCTCATTTGCCAGTTTGTAGTCACGAACATCTGTCCAGTCTGAAGTTGCAAGGGTGTTAAAGACTTCTACATCTGGCGAACCAGTTGCTGAGTTTTTATACAATCCGAAAACATTTCCAGCTGCACAGAGTGGAAAAGAAAGACTAGGCTTATGGTCAATACAGTAATAACTAAGACCACCAAGGTACAATTTGGTAACGTCATTAACATTACAGCCTGAAGCACTACACACGTAAGGTGTTATCGCTAGTATGAACTTGTGATCTGTGGAGATGACGTGATCGTACGCGCACTTGGTACATAACATCGGACGTCTTAGACAATCTCCGCATCTTAACACAGTTTGAGAACCACACACAACACATAAACCTGCAGCCTGCAGAATGGTTGATTTTTCATACATACTAGCATAGAAGCTTTCGTCCCAGAACTTAGAAGAAGCATCCTCTAACAATGTGACGGAAAAAGATTCTAGAACACCTTGATTAAGGGTGTTATGTAAATGTTTCACCCAGTCAAGTAGTGCATAAAACACTTTTCGATACTCAGGGTTGGAGTGCTTTGTAAGAGGGTAAGCGTCTATTGCCAACGAAACATAACGCTCAAGCAATATAACGGCATCTGTTTTTACCACATCATCAACAAACACTCCTGCTGATAAAATTCTAGATGGGTCGGGATATGGCAAATAGTATTTGCCAGCCTCATCCACGATCTGCATAGTATGTTGCGAGCAAAATTCATGTGGACCCTTAGAAATATCGTTCTCTACCCAGCATTTGGAGGTGCTCATAAACACATTGTTCTGATAATACAACGTTGCTTTAAACGCACCTATATCTGCTACATAGCCCAAATCTGCATAATCCTTATTATAACAGACTACACCATCGTCCGATAGAATCATCATTGAGAAATGCTTACGGAGATAACCGTAATACTTGTCTACAAATGAATCATCCACAGTCGATGACCTGTAACAGTTATCATACAACTCTCTCTGTAGAGCTTTGACGCCAACATTATTACACACATTACTATCGATACTAAGTAAGCGGTTAATATTGGCACTGACTGCTTGGAAGATGTTAAACACTGAGTTAGCGTAAGCTGTAGTAGCGTCACCCGACGTAGTACCACCTGGTTTCAAATAAAAACCACCATTAGAATAAACAACTTCTGTCAACACTTGCGCAAGCTCATTACATAAGCGATAATAACGCTCTTCAGTGTTACAGCAAGTTGTATGCTTTGAACCTAAAATCATGGCTGAGATCATCCTGATCATATTGGGTAACGCGCGATCACACTTCGGGTAGTCCCATCCCATTAAACACGGGTGTTCAACTCCTTCAATAAGTGTCTTAAGCATGTTATCCCAACCACCATAAAACTTGGTTGTGCCTATTACAACAGACGCATTCCGTGTGTTAACAATAGACTTCAAATGCTTTTGGTGATACTGCCTAGTCGTCATAGTGGACAACAAAGAAACACCGCCAACAGTACGGGCGCGTTCTTTTCCACTAATTGCATATTTAAGATTAAGCTGTGTCATTGTTGGTAACACATTACGCTTAGTGACAGCATACAACGCATCTTGTTCTTCATAAGAAAGTGAATCATAGTAAAGGCCTGCTTTTCCGAATTTGTTCAAAGGGTATCCTGCACTCTTATTGAGGTTTGTAACAACAACCTCTTTAGCAGTAATACAACCACCTTCATAAATTTCGAAGTAACGGCTGACTAATTTGTATGTTACTCTAGCCTGGCAGATATCAAGTACTGTTGGCCTATTATAACGATAATAGTCAAAATCCTTGATAGCTGCATCACCCTTCTGAGCAAAGAAGAAGTGTTTAAGCGTAAGTTCAGAACCTTCTTCAAAGAAACCTTGCCCTCTTAAGAAGTCATAGAATTCTTTGTTAAAATGACCAGGTTCGACTGTTTGCTTAGTCATACCAGTACTAAGAGCAGCAACTGAAAAACAAATAGTGCGTTGATCAACAAGTGCAGGAGAAGAAGCAACTAACAATGATGGGTCAGTCACAAACTGCAAAAGTTCATTAATTGACAGACGTGAAGAATGCGTGTTAAGATCTTTGTTCCAGACAATACCTAACTGTTTAAAATGGTAACCAGCTGTAGCAACAAGTGGCACACCATCTACAAATACTTTACGACACAATGGTCCAAAAGCAGTAGCAGGTATTGTAGTAGAGAACAACGTATTGAAATTAGCACAGTGAATTAAACACATTTCGTCATGACAATCAACACAATTTGGATGATAATCCTGGCCCCAATGCTTGAAATATTTTTCAAACAATGCTTGCTTATGTTCACTAAAATCATAATGCAGCAAGTCATAGGTCTTAAAGTCATCACCAAAAATGTCACTTTTCATAAAACATTCTCCTGCAAGACAGTTGGTCATACCCATAACTGGCATCATGTATGAATAATACGATGTGCACAAGGGTACTCCCATACCAGGTAATGTGCGTGCAAAGTCTCCAAAATCATAAAAATTGCCATTAAGGTCTTGGTTATCAAGTGTAATTACACCGACAATACCATTTTCAACCATGGCATCACAGAGACGAACACACTTAATCATAGAGTTAGCAACAATCTTTCCCAGAATAGCATACACCCTATGAATGTCTTCATTTTCAACAGGATCAAACCAGACTTTACTTTCAAAATAAGACTCTTCACAGGCACCTGTAAGTACAAGTATCTCTTTAAGAGTCTCACAATTCTTTTCATCAAAATTTCTTAAAGCGTAGACAAGGTCCATCATGGTATATTTGGTCAAATTTTGACGACTAATATTACCATAGATAGCACGACCATCTTTCCACGTAAAGAAATCATGTGATGCAACAGCACCACTATCTTTAAGTATGTCATATATGGACTGCTCATGTTCCATGACAGACTTAGGACATTTCTTTATAACAAAGAATGCATCGTTATATTCAGGGTTTTTAAAGCGAACACAGTTCACTTTTAAAAATTTACCCATGCATGCAACTTCTTTGTTATAAATGTCGAAGGCTCGGACACAGTGATCAGTGTCAGTACCATTACAGGGCTCTAGTTGAGCTGCACTAGAGCCCCTTGCTCGTTTAAATAACCAGCATCAAAAGCTTGAACAGAACTCACTCTGTCACAAGTACAACCGTTATTTAACCAGCACATACAAACTTTACAGGTGTCATTTTCAAGACAAAACCGTATAGGATCAATTGTACCAAGCGGAACTTGCACATATTTACCTTTAAGGCGGCAACGTCCATCCATAGATGGATGTTCAACATGTGCACGACAGTACAAGCATACAGATGCACCACCATAACTATCTTGATTTGTATTTGATTCAACACCAACAGTTATAGCTTGACCTGTACCTGCACCGTTAGACAACATCTTAATACAATTGCCAACTGGTTTAACACCACGCTTCACAGCATCTAAGTACGTTTTAGCAGGGTCTACAGAAAAGGCACACATAGTAAGAAGAGGTGAATTGGTAGCCAACTCAGTCTGCTTACCGGCTTGAAGTCTAACAGTAGCACCAATGAAACCAAGTACAGCTCCTCTACGCAATGTATTCAAATTGCGAACGAAGTATAAGTACTTAATCACGGTACCATTAGTAGATTCAACTGCAAACTTACAAGGGGGTTCAAGTTCAATGGTATTACAACCACCGTCAAATTCCCATTTCACGTACTTAAGGTCTGGTTTGTCTGCAACAAATGCATACATAAAAGTCTTTCCAGACTCATTGTTATAAAGTGCTTTGCCATCAGCAGAAAATCCATCACCCTCAGCCTTAACAGCTCTCTGTTTAAGCTTACCAGGCATGATTTCATTATTCTGCAATTTGACAATTCTTTCACAGTTAAGGAACAGAGGCCATGCAAGATTTTCAACATTCTCTTGTGTAACTTCTTTCATGTGTACAAGTTTACCGTCATTATCCCTTATGTCAATTACATTCCAAATGACACCAGCATAATGAACACAGCCCTCTTTGCAAATCTTAAGATAAGACTCAAGATCAGCACTGACGACGTTAAGTTTTGTAGCACTAGCAGCAGGTATAATAGACAAAGGTACAACACCATCTTTAGCAAGATTAAGTATTGTGTCAACACTTGACATATCCAACCGTCTAAGCATACCAAACAAGAGAGAATGCATAGCACTGATAACCTTAGATTTACGATTCACAGCTCTAGCTTCTTTATACATTTGTGCTGCAGCCTGTTCTGCCATACGAGAGATTTTCTTCTGTACAGAAGCCTCGTGGTCAAATTCAGACTTAGCAATGTTCATAGCACGCTTAAGTTGTTTAACCAACTGTTGAGCAGCTCCAGAATTAATTGCATCTTCATAAGCTTGTCTAGCGTTTTCATAAGCGATAAACGAAGGCATATTAACAAAAGTAGAAGCCACACTTTGAAGTATGGAACCACTAGAGAAATATGATTCAAGTAAATCGTCAACACCAAAATCTTTTTGCTTAGAAAGGAAGAATGCAAGCAATGCAAGCAACATCTCTTGTGCTTTTTCTGGATCATCACACAGATTAATTTTATTATGCAATTCAACACAATAGGACCACTCTTTAGTGTGAGAAGCAATGTTCATACTAGAAAGACAACCCAAAAGTACAACATTTGTGCACTTAATGTCTGTCAATTTAGACTGAACAGTTGACACTTTAATAGTTTTCTCACCTCCAATACCAATGAGTTTCACAGACAATGCAACTGCATCGAAGACACCACGAGGTGCGTGAAGACCATTAGCAACCATATACTTAAACTCATTGGCACTGACTTTAAAGTCATAAACACCAAGTGTGAGTTTAAAGAACCGGTTAATCCAGTACAAGATTCCATAGTAAACACAACAAAAATAGCCCAACACAATGTAACACAACATTACAGCTTTCACATTGCCAACAAGCAAGGGAAGCACAGTCATATCACGTGTGTAAAAAGCAATTTTGTAAACTATAGCGCCTACATACCAGTTGGAAGTAAAATTAAAGAGTACCATCATCACAAGACTAAGAGCATCTGATCCCATATAAAACCCGTAGGCCACAAACAACAATGAACAGCAATAGGTAATGACAGAAGAGTAATTTACACTACTCTTACAAAACCTAAATGTGTGCAACAGAGTGACAAAGACACAAGCTGAAACATTGATAACACCTTGAATATCCAAGCTCAAAAGTGAGACATGATAATCAAAGGTAGTAGCCAAAACAGATGTAATATACCAATCCCATGCAAAATTGTAACAAGAAGTAACAATTACAGCAGGGATAAGGAATGTGTACAAGAACATAATTTTATGTTTCAAAGCGCACATAAAGAACACTGAAACCATAAGCAGCATGAAAAACATAGGTGTAATAAAACCAGGACTAATCCAAAAGAAAGCTGTGTAATGCAAAAGTTCAGACCAAAACATAGTAAGGAATGCACCAATAACACAAACGTTATAGAACATGCTAGAAACCTTACCACTCTGAAGAGAGACTCCATACATCTGCTTAATAACTTCGGTAACTGTAAACTCATCTGTGAGTGTAGTAAAACCAAGTATGTTTTTACCACCAAAACCTTTATGTAGACGCTGTACAGCCGCCAATATGCGTTGAACATCTACATTAGTCTTAGCTGCCAACATAGCAAAGCAATCAATACTACCACAATCAGTGTAACCGTTAACAGAAGCCCATTCATTAAAGGACTCAACAGTAACACGATCATTAGACAGAAACCATGTGATACCATTAAGGAGAGCACCATAAAGAAAGGCTATAACATTAATTGTAACAAGGTTGTTAGCTCCTTCTACTTGTAATGTAGGCTGGTCTTCAAAACCACCATACATAACACCATCTAAATTAGAACCGACGTGGCAACCACTGCCAAGCTCCAATTGATGCAAGTAACAGAACTCAACTTTACCATTGTTTATGTTATAACCAGGTGAACCACAGGCACCATTAATGAATGAACCTCTAATTGTGTTATTTGTGCGTAATGTTACACCATAAACACCAGAAGGAACACCATCATAACAAGCAAGAATATTAAAGGAATCACCCTGCTTAAGAGTTTTAAATGTGTGTTCAGGAGTATGAACATTAGTCTGATTAACTTTGATATGCAAGTTAGTGCCTTTCATTGTGACACCCACAACACCTAAGAAAACATTACCTACTGAAACAGAGAAATTATGCAAACGCATAACGCTGTATTGATGTTCGTAATCAATGATTGAAGAGGTAGAGGAAGCAATTATATGTCTAGGACATATAACTGTGTCACCCAACCACAAACCATTAAGTACCATGTTACCATAGCAAACACGAACAACACAACGTTCTACAACACCAGAAGGTTGGGCCATTTTACGCAATCCAGATTGAAGTGTAGAATTATAACTGATAGTAGGTGGGGTGTAAAGAATGTCATTGTGGTTAGAACTATAGTCAAGCATAGCCTTAGCAAGGTGAGCATAACAAGCAAGACGATAATCTGCTTCACTTGCACTACCACTATAGTACTTATACTTGTTGTAACTAGCAGCATACTGTTTAAGCTTTTCAGGTGCAATGCTATTTACCAAACGTTGGTATGAATGCATATCCATTACAAACGTTCCGAAAGCAGCATTTTCAAAATTTCCGACAAACTTGTCACCATCAAACAATTGAGTAGTAACTTTAAGTTTGAGGAGATTTGGGATAACACCGATAAGAGCAGAACAAGCATACATAAAGATTAACCACCAGGGTGCAAGAGTGAAGTAAGCAATACAATAGCCAGTATGGTAGATCCAACTATATCTAAATGTGCGAGTACACAAGAAGTATAGGACTGCATACGCAACCATAGTAACAGCATTTTGTGTGACAATGTAAGACAAATTGTTTACAATTGCAACACAAATCACAGAACAGACACCCAATGACAGATCACCAAACATTCTCTTAAACTTGGTCACAAGCATACAGGCAAAAATAGCAAACAATGCCACTGCACAATTCAGCACAATTTGACCAGACATAGCCATAACAGAGAAAGATGATGAGAAAACACTTAAAAGATTATACATTAAAGACATTAAACCTGTTCCACAAACAAAGTCTGTGCCAGAATCTTCATTGTACACCAAAAATCTGTTGGCACCAAAGCACACACCAGCTTTAGAATTAACACACTGACCCACACGACAATATGTAGTTTCTTGTGTCTTAACAGTTCTAAAACCGAACCCACTAGCAAGTACGTCAGGGAGTTTCACATAACCACCATCTGCCATACTATAATGACTATTAGGTTGTAAATCCGTGTAAAGCTTAGCGCCTTCAACAAGACCGTTTTTATAACAATAAGTTGCCAAACCGCCAAGACCATTCAAAGTGGTACAAGCTGAGTTGAAAACACACCGTTCAGCAGGAGCTGGACCAGTAATATCATAACAGGTAGCAGAATTTGCAAAAACTGATTTTGTAGCAAAAACAAGGGTTTTATCAACCAACGAAACACCAGATGCAACACCAGGTATCACACGGGCTTCATCATTGACACCAACGACAATAGGACAACTCCTACTGTTACGTGGTACAAAACCAAATTTTGCTTGGAACCATGTGTTAAAATTGTCAAAGACATTATGAACACAATCAAGAGGTTTTTCAAATGATTGCAATTTGCCACCAATGATATACTTAAAGTCATACTCACTAGCACTAGTAACAGTAGTTGAAAAGTCAAGCAAGCCAATTGCAAAGAACATAAACAAGATAAATGCACAAGACCACCAGATAAAGTTATAACACTGTTTCAGACCAGAACCTTTCTTGCCAGCAATGCTAACAGTAGGAATTGTAGTCTGCATACGGTTTTCATTGAATGTCAACATAAAGTTGATACCCTTTATCTTTGCTGTCTTGACAACATACTTTCTTCCTTCTTCGGATAGCATGTTGAAGTCTTTTGCAAGCCAAACAATTGGTACATTTTCTTTAACTAGTACATTATGATTTACTACTTTAGAACCACCACGCATACACGCAGCGATATCATGCGTAGAGAGCTTTTCTTCAGGTTTAGCATAAGAAGTAACAAAATTGTTAAAAGACAGGTCTGTAAGCAACACATTAAATTTATGTGCGTTACTGACACAGTTAACAAAGTCTTCGTCATCTGCTTCAATATCCAAAGCTGTTTTACAATCTGACATAGTCGTACAACTAGACAGATCTTTACTAAAACTCTCGTTAAGCACATCAACAAAAGCACTGTGTAAAGCACCATTAAAGTCTACATTCAAAGTTGAAAGCAAAGTTGAGTCAACCAACTTAATTGGTTTACAAAGCAGCTGGGAGAAGTACACACATGCATTTCGCACTTGTGCAACATTACTACCAGCATTATTGTACACAATAAAGTCTGACAAAATGTTACAACTTTTAAGAACATCTTTACAACCATACTTACTTTCAGTAATGTCAAAGTTGTATCTCCAGAATACGTTATCAGGACCATATAGGTAATAAAAACCATTCTGAAATTCAACCTTGGTAACATCAATTGTAGCAGGTGCAGTAGGTGCAACACTAGTTTTAACAACATTAGAGATTTCTGCAGCAACAACATCGTTTATAAATGTATTGCCAGGTCCATAAGAGTCACAATTAACACAGAAGAAGTTATGTTTCTTACAAAACTTCTTACCACCATTTGCAGCAACGTAAAATGACTTATTAGAGCCATTAACAATTGTTTGCATAGGTACTCTAGTCAATCGTGCACTCTTAGTACAGGCTACACACGAAGGTTTATCACAACCAAAAACAATGTGTTTTGCGAAAAGCAAAATTTTAACAACAAGAAAAATTACTACAATCTCATCACCAAAAACGTCAAAAGGAACAAATTGTAATGCCCACACATTATCCTGAACACCCAAAAAGACACCAATATTATTGACGTATTGAGCAAGGAAATAGAGCATACAAGAACGTGTAATAGTTCCACCAAAAATCAAGAGGAACGCCATGTAAAACATAGGCATTACCTTCTTAAATAGTGGATCTTTAACGTGTTCCCAAACAGTGGAGGTGTGAGGAAAATCTGAAAGCTCTTGGTAACCATAAAGACAAGTTTTACAAGTTATACCGTCACAGTAAGCAGCCTTATTAAAATTAGATTCGGAATAATTCTTAACATAGTCTGTACATAGACTTTCATTAAGCGGTCCAAATCTAACTAACATAAAGCTTGTGGCGTAAATTGCAAACATAGCTAATAGTATTTTACCAAAGAGTTTAACCCATTTTATTTTGGAAACCAGCAATTGCTTAGTTGCTTTAAAATTATACTTGATACTTCTACCAAGTATGATTCCAGTACGTTCAGGTGCTAAAGCAAAGACTTTTACATCTTTGGTTTTAAACGCCTTAAAAACAAGGCCAATCATACTGAACAACCATACAAAAACTGCTGCAAAGTTACGTGAGACAACGTCACCAAATGAGAAAAACTTCTCTGATGCATTGTCTAATTTATTCATAACCTCTGCAATTTTAGGCTTAGCTGGCTTCTCAAATTCAATAACTTTATTACTAACAACCACAGATGTAACTGGATAAAGAGACAAATCATTGTTAGAGCTAACATTTTCTCCATCAAATATTTTGTCCCCTTTCACACTAAACACTGTGTAATGTCCATCTTTGACATCACCAGAATACAATGTGTAAGAATCACCTGTGATTAAAGCATTTCTAGGGTAAACATTAGGTTTTCCAGTAGAAGTGACAATCACAGTACCTTTCACAGAAACAAGTCTGCTATAGTACTTATTGCCATGTTGACAGACACCATCTTCTACACCCGAACGCAGCAAACTTACATTTACTACTGGAGTATGAATAGTTTTAGTGTCATTACAACACTCTGTAGTAGCAACACGTGAAATGACAACAGTACTCTTGTTAGCCATGTAACGAGAAATAGCATTCAAAGTGTACTCAACGTCACCAGGATCTCCCTTAGAAGAATTCTGGTACCAGTACAACCAGTGCACAAACTTCGCTACTTTTCCAACAAGGAATTCATCCCACATAGCTTGAATACCCTCGGTTCTAAATGTTATTTTAGCAATCTGCAGTTGAATGCACGTTGCATTAACCCAACAATTATTGTCTGAGAATTTCAAGACTCTGACACCATCCTGCTCTTTACTTTCATAATCATAAGCAGAATGATCAAGAGTATGCCACACATCTGCTCGTGGAAAACCATAATGAGAAATCCAATCAACTTCAGGTGCAACATTGACGACACTATTAATTGCATCGTCTGGTTTTACACCTGTCAGGTCAAAGTTATTTGTACTACAAGGACCAATTTGTTGATCAATAACTTTGTCTCCTTTAACCACTACGTCTTGAACATCTCTATCATTGTAAGAAACCTTGATTCGCACTTCTTGAACGTCAAAACACTCTGTCACTGACGCTTTTGTATCTTGCGAAACAACAAAGGAACAATTACAACATTTAAGCATATTTTTCAAGACACTTGTAGGTGGTACAGTTGAGAAGACATTACCCTTCAACTTAGTAATTTTATTAATTGTGCGTGTGACGTTCTTATCATAAGAAGCAGCACCAGCAATTGGAAGTACAGCAAAACTGACTGCCACCATTCCCTCACATTTAAAGGTAACAATGTTACCAGCAGGCACAACATTATTTTCTTTACGATAAGCCTCAATACACGAAGTCAAACCTCCCTCAACAACACTATTGAAGGCGATAGCAAAATCGCATAATTTAAAGTCTGTATCAGTGAAAATAACTAACCTATCTGGATTTAAAAGTGCCAAGTCTGCTGCCTCTATTTCGTAGAAGTCAAATTTACCCTCCTTTCTAAAAGGTAGGATTTGTTTAACCTCTGGAGGTGCAGGCCCTGGTTCTTTAACATCTACCACTACATTAGTAACACTATCTATGTATTTAATGATCGCGCTTTTTTCGGCTGAAGTGTAGCAAAAACACTTTACTACTCGTTCGCCCGCAGATGCAAAAAGAGCAGACAGCGAATCTTCAATTGGCACTTTAAAAATACCGACACTAATGAGAGGTGTTAGTGGGACACCAGGATTACTAAAAATTGCATCGTAAGCTTTTATGAGCAATTCAGGTGCATGCTTACCTTTACGTGGACCAACAACATTAAAGATATTAGTTCCATCGCATTCAAGCATAACACCACTTCCCACTTTAAGCTTACCATTTGCAGTGATGTGTGCATTCGATACTTTCTGTAGCACACCCTTTGTATATTTATTTAAAGCACCAGCAATACCACCACCATGATTCAAATCCTCATTAGCTGCATTAACTATAAAATCATGATTTACAGATTTTACCTCTTTAATGTCACCTTGATAAAAGGAAATGTTTCGGTAAGTAGCAAAAGACTGGACTTCCTCTACTTTATTGTACTCAACATCCTTAAAACACACTGTGTTAACTGTATTCCATTTAATTTGACCACGGCCATTACCATCAACACAAACATTATATTTGTAAATGTTGGTTTTATAATGGCCACTTTTAAACACAGATGCACAGAGTGGTTCAACCAGAAGATCACTGATGTTAAGTGGGTTAGGTTCTTGACAAAACACACCAGTTCCTTTCATGGTAGTAATAGTGTACATCTTGGTTTTACCACAAGAAGCACAACCACCATATGGGAATGCTTTTGCTGTTGGCATAAATCTAAAAACACAACCACTCATTTCTTCAGTAAAAGTACCACATTTACACTTAACAGAGAATCTAAGTTGCATAGTGTGTAAATCACGTAACATTACTTCTAAGCAATGAGACGTGTCACCAGCAGATCCTCTAATGTTACCTGTACGTTCATAACAGCGTTTAACCAATGGAGACAAACGACCACTTTTAAAGAAGTACGTATAATCCTCATTAACATTCAAAAGCTGCAATTGGACTAAAGCTGATGCAACCCAACAATTGTTATCACATTGTCTTAGTACCTTAATACCATTAAGGTCATAATACTCAAATGCAAACGGGTTTTCTGTAGGTTTAGGGGCTGTAGGAGTCATATATGACAAAGCAGCTTCAACTTCAGCCTGTTGATCTACAGCAGGTTTTTGTTCTTGTTGATACTGAGGTTTCTGTGGCACCTCCACTTCAGGTGGTGCGGGCTCACTTTCAACTTCAGAAACATCTGTAGAACCGTTTTGAATCTGTTGTTCTTCTTCTTTTTGTTCATTAGACTCTCCGTCACATGACCATTGTGAAATCATGACGACCTTATTCAGATCGTTACCACCTTCTTCATCATAGATGTAGTATTTAGGCAGTTCCATGTGTTCACCAACGACAGTCATAACAGAGTGAATTTGTTCACAGAAACCTTCCCAGTCTGAACCATTGTACTTAATTTTAGAACCTATGGCTTTCTTACAGACTGCAGCAATATTTTCATCTTCAAATTCATAATCTAATTTTACTTTGTAAACTGGATCAATTTCTTTGACTTCAACAACATCAGAGAATTGCAATTTACCACCACCACTACGTTTAAAGCAAAGTGGGACAACTGCATTTTCATTTGACGGGTAATACAAATCACCACAAGAGTAAAATGAATAACCATCAACTACTGCAATAGAGCCATTGCTTACAGGTGGGATAAACTCTACTTCCTCAAGAGAGACTTCTTCTTTTTCAACACGTTTAGGTGTGACTTCTACTGTTGCACCATCAAAAACATTGAACTCAACAACAACGTCTTGTACAGACAAGTTAAGCTCTTTAGCTTTGACTGTTCTCACACTATGCAAAGCACCAGAAAGTAAAACTTTTGGTACTTCAAATGCATAATATGTAAAAGCCTGGCTTCCAATTTTGATAGTCTTAGTAACAGTAGCAACAAACTCTCTGTAAAGATTAACTAGAGTAGCTGCGAATCTCTTGAAACGTTTTGTGGCTTTAACAACAACACCATTGAGGTCAAAAGAAACTTTAATTGATTTTACAAATTCAACAGCATCTGTGACAGTTTTAATAAACTTATTCCAAATGTTACCACCATCTATTTCAAGAAATAGTTCAGGGCAACTGACAGGCTCTAAAAACTGTTCAAATTCAGCAAAAGCTGGTTTGAAAGCTACAAGAGAGTCAACTGCATGTGTTTGAACATAGAATTCATCAAAACCTTCTTTGTCAACACACACCTCACATGCTTTCACAAAATTCTCTGTGTCTGCAATGTAAGCTGGTGCACGGAAAGTGTAAGTACACTTGACAACACACTTATTATTCACCACACTAACATCGTAATTACGATAAGGTGTGTTAAATTTAACAAGTTGTTCTACAGTAGTTTTGATGGCACTTGGGAGATTGTCACAATTTGGTTCAACAAAACCTTTCGGTTTTTCACACTCAAATTGTACACTCATTTTTTCTTGAAACACAGGTTCATCAAGTACAAAATTGTTATCACTCATAAGTCTGTAGACACCTCCGCTATAAAAGAACGACTTACCACCAATTATCTTAGTGACACCGTCCTTCAATAGTGGTTGTTTGTCATTGACTAACACAAGGTTAACATCTGCACTTTCTGTTCTTTTGGAGTTAACTTTAGTAGTTTTGCCAATTATAGACGTAGCGTATTCAGTCTGTTTGATTCCTGCTTGATGAAGGCCTTTGACCTTAACTGCTACAAATTTAATTATAGCATTATCAAACAGAACGTAAGAACCAACACTTTTAAAGCTACGGCCTGCAATTTTTACACTGTTTACTGTAAAATCAAAGATTCCAGTAACAAATTCTTTAAAAACTGAAAAACAACTTTCAAAACATGATGGTACTTCAGCCGCGAACTCAATACCTTCTTTAGTAACATTTAACACGGCTTTTGAGAGTGCTTTCGTAAGTTCGACCAACTGAGTACTTGTAAACACAAGATTTTTCAGACTAGCCACAAACGTGTCCCACGCTTCTCCGAGAAGTTCCTCGAGTTTTCGAACGAACCACGGTTTAGTTAGAACAACGTCAATCAGACTAAGCACATTATTGCCAACGACAATTGTACCATCTCTGGCTGCAACACGAACATCGTCCGTGAAATTTCCATTTAATAACCCAAGTTTGTAACTTGCAGAAATAACCAACCGACTGGTTGGTGAGCAAGCGTCATCAGCAAGGAAGACATATTCAGCTGGATCATAGTTTGGAGAAGCTACAAAGCCTTTCACGCTCTGCAGTTTTACAACTCTCCACAGGTGCACATCCTCGATGGTATCTACATACTTAAGTACCATACCATTATAGTACTTAACGCCATTCGTCGCCACCTGTTTACTAGTGATCACAACATCTCCTGGATTAACGTCTCCATTGACAATAGCGATTGGTTTGCAAACTATTCCACAACAAGTGGACTTATAACAACTCCAATCTCCAACAGTCCAGGAAACTTTTCCACAATGGCATTTCACCAGTCCATGATTGAACACAGGTTTGGGTATAATTTCAGTTAAAACTTTACCATTGGTAACAAAGGGCACACCGATGTTATCGTAAAGTTTTTGAAAGGTCTTATTAACAACAGTTTTGCTGTTCTTTTTCACAGCTGTTGCATAAGACATGGTTGAACCATCAGCCAATGCATGAATTACTTCACCGCAGTAAGAAATGGCATTGATGGACAACAAAGTTTGACTTTTGTAAGGCCCCTCGACTCTGTCAACGTTCCAGGCCTTAATGTAGGTAGTGTCACCAATTGACACTTCAGTGAGTTCACCAAAATAGTCCACAAACTCCCATTGATCTTCAGGAAGTACGGGAACACCATTAGAACCACACATGTAATTGTCTACGTAGACTGTGTTTCCACCACGTCCACCAAAGACAAGATCTAATTCTCCCAAAAAGTAGTTTGAATTAGAGAACAGCAACCAACCCCTAAGATTTGAAGGTTGGTCACCGAATTGGCCTATACGGGCGACTAGTTGATGCACCCCTGTAATAACTAACACGTAGTCATCATCAAGGACGCCTTCAATTATGTCTTGAAGACCCGTAGAGACAAATCGGCAATTGGCAAAACCACCGACAGCGGCCTCACTATAGAATGAGACGGCTCTCGACGGAACCAAAGCCAAGAGCTGAAATCTCTGAATCATTGGCAAAAGCCAACGAAATACGGTTGCTAGCCATGGGGGCC